ATTGTCTTTGAAATGCTCTATATCATGTTCCTTATTCTCAGGGAGTTCGGAATGGATCACAAACTTACCCATTTTACCCATATGAGAAGTATTATACGATGTAGCAACGAATCTTCTTTCGCCTTTGTGTTCTGATTCTTGAGAGAGTGGCTTATAGAACATCTCTCCCTTAACTCTGATATCGCCGCCAGATTTCTTTTGTCTTTCAGCGAGATGCTTCTGTAATGCTTGATTACCATGAAGCATCAGATGAATGTGACCGAATGTGTTGGCTTTATCTGGATTGTAAACTGATCTTCCACCTTCGGCTTTCTTTTTTGCTAGTTCATGGTATTCCTCTGGAGAGCGAACTTTTGCTTCCCCAGTACCTTTACTGCGAGTGTAGAAACCCTTTTCGTCATACCCAAATTCGTGTGGGATGCCGTCAGTTTTCTCGGTAACTTTGTCGATATGAACCTTTCCACCTTTGACCAAACTAGAAAGTTGGTCGTGATCCATGGTGGTGATGTGCGGGAGACCTTGGCGAACGCCTTCAGAGATTAATTGTTGGTATTGCAAAAAACCTAAAGTTTGCATAACTCTTCCACACTGTGGGATTACTCCTCTTATTTAGTTATTTTTAGAAATCAAGATTTCTTCGATTATGCTATCTATGGTCTCTTGAACTTTATACTGCGGATTATATCCCAAAGATCTGAGTTTGGTGTTATCCATAAAGAAAGAGCGAGAGGATTGGACTTTCTTATGAAACTCTTTCTGTTCTATGGTGTTAATTGTAGACGTAGACTCCATACAATCCTTTGCATAGAGCACGATATTTCTGAAGATTATAGGGGTTCCATTCCCGATGTTATAGATTGAATTGATCTCTCCGTTAGAAACAACTAGATCAATGGCTCTAGCACAATCTCGAACGTCGATATAGTCTCTGTAGAAGTGTCCAGCATCATAAAGGTCTACTGACTTATTGTCAGCCATCTGAGTTAGAAGGTACTGAAGAGCGTTTTTCTGTGCCGAAACCTTCTTGTCCTGTGGACCCAAGACGTTCGCAAGCCTTAAAATACGATACTTCAATCCAAAAGTTTCACAGTAGGACATTAACAACTGTTCGGCACAACGTTTTGTGATGGAATAGAACCCTTTCGGATCACAAGAATCAGTTTCTGGGATCCCTCGAGCGTCTTCGCCGAATCCAGAGTCCTTTCCATACACAAACCAACTTGAAATGAAGTTAAAAACTCCATCCTCGCCAGTTTTCTTTACATAATCTCGATAGTTATCCAAAACCTTCATCAATACTACAAGATTAGTATTGATGTCTAATAGAGAGTCGATTTGAACGTTGTAGTTATGTACCGTGCTTATGAAGTAGACGCAGTTTGCACTGCGCACTTCATAATTGTCACGAAAGTTTTTGATGAGTCCGTCTCGCGAAACCTTACAATATTCGGTTCCAACAAAGCCAAACCCACCATAAACATTTACGATTGCCATTTTGCCAATACGCTTTCGTAGTATGCCCAAACCTTATCACCATAATGTGGTGGGCAACCAACAAAGAACACGTTGCTCAATGCCTTATTAGCGTTCGGGTAATCTGCAGCATTGCCGAGATGCTTGTAGCCTGGATGAAGTAGAATGTTTCCAGCAAAGTAATTACGAGTCTGGATTCGATTGGCTTCGCAGAATGCCTGTAGTTTCTCTTTAATTTCTGGGGTATCAGTAATCAAAGGAACACCGAACCAGGAAGGATCAGCCTTCTCAAGATTATTTGCAACACGGACACCTGGAACGTACTTCTCGAACATCTTTGCAATCTTGTGGAAGTTCCATCGACGCTTTGTATCAATTTCGTCGATCTTCTTCAACTGCTCAATTCCAATAGCACCCTGTAGATCTAGTGGCTTGAGATTATATCCCATATTGGAGAATAGATATTTGTGGTCGATGATTCCATTGTATCCTTCGAGCCACTTGTCAAAGCGATTGCCGCATGTACCGCAAGCCAATAGATTAGCAGCACCAACACAACGGCAGTCGCGACCCCACCAACTAATTGAACGCGCTGTATTAATAAGTTCTTCATCATTCGAGCAAACCATGCCTCCTTCACCAGTTGAAATGTGATGCGCTGGATAGAAAGATGTTGTCCAGGAATAGTAATAGTCTGTAAGTAACTTACCATCCCAGCGAGTGCCCAACGAATCGCAATTATCACCAATTAGATAAAGATCGTTCTCAGCGCAGAACTTTGCAATTTCATCCATATCAGGCGGATTGCCAAGGACTGGTGAAACAAATACAGCCACAGTGCGATCTGTCAATGACTTCTTTACCAACTCAACGTCAAAGTTCAACGTGTTCATCTCAATGTCAACAAAGACTGGCTTGAGATTGTTTTGAACAAGTGGAGCAATGGTAGTTGGGAATCCAACAGGCGAAACAATTACTTCATCACCATCCTTCCACTTCAAGTGCTTCTTTAGAGCAGCAACCATCGTGAGGTTGGCGGATGAACCAGAGTTCACCATGTGGCAATGCTTCACATTGAACTTGCGACCAAATGCCCACTGAAACTTTCCGACCTGTTCACCAGAGACAAGCCACTTGCCTGTAAGAAATGCTGTGACACCAGCAATGACTTCCTTCTCATCCCAATATGGACCAGAATAGAATACGGTGCTTTTTTCTGGATCGAAATCCTTACAGTTATAAGCATACTTCGGTGTGCCAACAGCAGCAACGAGTTCTTCAATCATTTTATTCACATCAGTCATTACTTTGTCCTCAAAATTTGTCCAAGATATTTGCCATAATCAGATTTACTATACTTTTCTGCAACCCGAGAAATCTCAAATTCAGTGATCCATTCATTGCGATAAGCAATTTCTTCGGGACAAGCGATCATCATACCAGTTCTACGTTGAACCGAACCTACAAACACTGAAGCCTCTGATAGCGATTCAAAAGTTCCAGTATCAATCCAAGCAATGCCGCGATTTAGATATTCAATTTCGCAATCTTTGTTTTCCATGTAAAGATTGTTAATATCTGTAATCTCTAGTTCACCCCTTGCTGATGGACTAATCCTCTTAGAGTATTCTACTACTTTATTGTCATAAAAGTAAAGCCCAGTGACAGCATAATTGGTTGGTGCAACTTTTGGCTTCTCTACAATTCTTATAGGATTGCCTTGCTCATCTTGTTCAATGACGCCAAATCGTTCTGGATCTGCGACATGATATGCAAAAAGAGTGCACCCTGCATTGTTTTCTTTTGCTGCATTAAATCGATTAATTAATTCGTTTCCATAGAAAATATTGTCACCAAGAATCAGAGTGACATCATCGTTGCCAATCCACTTTTCACCAATACGAAAACATTCAGCAATACCTAGTGGTTCTAACTGAGTTTCATATGAAATATTTAAACCCCACTGAGATCCATCTCCAATCAATTTTTCGAATGGGACTCTGTCAGCAGGTGATGTGATGATGAGAATATTGCGAATCCCTGCAAGCATCAATGTGCAGAGAGGATAGTATACCAGTGGCTTATCATAAACTGGAAGCAACTGTTTAGAAATAACCCTAGTGCATGGGTACAAACGAGTTCCCAGCCCACCACTCAATATAATTCCTTTTCTCATAAGTACCACTCCACTGTCTTTTCAAGACCATGTATAATATTAGTTTTCGCTTTCCAGCCAAGTTCATTGTAAATCTTATCAGCGTTCATAGCATAACGCATATCGTGACCCTTTCTATCAGTCACAAAATTTAGCCAGTCCGTATAACGATCGACATCCTTGCCCATAATCTCAAGAATCAATTTGATCATTTGAATGTTTGTCAATTCAACTCCACCACCGATATTGTATCGCTCGCCAGATTTAAACTTCTGACCGATCGTCAACAAAGCCTCGCAGTGATCTTCTACGAACAACCAATCGCGAACGTTGATGCCCTGTCCGTAAACAGGGATTGGTGTGTTTTGTTGAATGTGGCGAATAATCGTAGGAATAAACTTTTCTTGGTGCTGACGAGGACCATAGTTATTCGAACAGTTAGTTACAACCGCGTCAATCTTATGCGTGTTTACATAAGCACGAACCAAATGATCGCTGGCTGCTTTGGTTGCTGAGTATGGATTGCGAGGATCATATGGAGTTGTTTCACTGAACTCAGGATCATTAGGACCAAGACTTCCGTAAACCTCATCAGTCGAAACATGGACTAACTTGCCGCCATACTTGCGAATGCACTTTAGAATGTTGTGAGTGCCATTAATATTAGTGCTGAGGAAATCATCGTCACCGCGAATAGAATTGTCAACGTGAGACTCAGCAGCAAAATGAAACGTAATGTCTGGTTCATAAGTGTGATAGATCCCATCCAGTGAATCTAGATTGCGAATGTCGACTTTCTTGACGGTAAGTCGCCAGTCGTCGTAGTATCCGTTTAGATTTGATCCGTTAGCAGCGTATGATTGATTGTCAAGAACGACAATCTCATCGCTAGGATATTTTTTCAGGTGAGAGATTACAAAATTAGAACCAATAAATCCCAAACCGCCAGTCACAAATGTAGTCATAAAGCCCCATTACTATGGTTGAATTCCCAATTTATCCTGCCCTGATCTTGATGATGGTGCTGACTCTTTAATTCTACTTTTTGCTCGAAGTCTGAATTTTTGATTTGGCTTTCTTTCAGACAAGCCATTAACAACTTCGCTTAAAAAAGTTCCATCATTGTTTAAATCGAACTTAAAATAATTAACCTTCGTTTGAATTTCATTCACAAAATCAACCCAATTCATATCTTTGGTATGGTCTGCAACAGCATATTGAGCAAGAACTGTGAGTGCATCATAATGATATCCTCTTTTCCATGCTTTGGCTAGAGTTGCTTTTCCTTTTGAATAGTAGTTATCAATCACTGGCTCAAAAAATGCCCACCAATCTTCTGGCGATTTCGCTAACTCATCATTATTTATAGATTTATTTCTAACCAACTCTGCGAACTTTGATCGCATTTTACCAGCCTTGACTCCAGGCATCTCGTCAATCACTGATTCAAGGGCAAGAATTGGTCCTAGTTTTGCATCATTTTCTGCAATACACTTTAAAATCTTTGTTTCTTTTGAACGCTTTCTTTTCAACTGATCTGATACTGTTGATAACACATCTTGAGCCTTAACTGTGTTGGTTGTCTTGCCCATAATTTTGACAGAATAATTATCAACATTATTAGTGCTCTTTACCATGAAATCGATAAGAGGAAAATTACCAGCAGTTGGTATAAACAGTTTCGACTGCGCTGTAAATGTTAGTTGTAAATTGTCGCGAAGAGTTTTCGACATGTTTTTAACAATAATTGCGGCAATCAATTCTGAAAAATCTTTTTTAATAGCAGCCCTATCTTGTGCCGAGACCTTTGGGTATAATTTTTTGAGATCTTTCTTCAAAGTATCATTTGGAGTAGCACAGTATTGCGTCAACTTAACCAAATATGAAGATAATTCCATCGGCAAATCTTTTCTTTTTCTGATGGCTTCAATAATTTTTTCTGAGAGTGCCGACACCAGAATTTCTTTTCCAGCCAATCCGACGAAATCTTGTGGTTTCAATTTAGCCATTGTTTTTGTATACTTTTTTTAGAAACTTTTTCCAAACCTTTGGATCCTGTTTACGAAAAGTTTGGCGATACATGAAGATCGCTTCACACTCGCGCCAACCAATCCTATGCGCTTTTCGTAATTTATTTATATTCAGTTTCTCAGCCTGTGTTTCGTATGCATGAGCATCCAGTTCATCTGGATTACCGTAGTACATCGCCTTCATTTTATTCTGCTTCGGCTTCGGCTTGTATTCTTTTTGCAAAAGCAATGGACGACCTTTTTGCTGATACTTGTGCCGATACTCATGATGAATGGCTCTGACAATTTTCACCGCCAGATTCACCGCACCCTTTTCAGTTATGATTGCTTTCTTAGAGTCTTTTGGGAAACTCAACTTGATGAAGATATGCTCGGGAATGAAATCAGAAATGCGATTACAATAATGACCGCTAACAATAATGTTATGATCGTCATAGTATTCTTCTTGAAATCTATCCGAACCAAAAGTAACAATGTTTCGATTGAACGCTCGGTTCAAACTGCGAATGATAGAAGGAACGCTCTTTACGCCGACCCAATTTTTAGCAAGAGCGTAGACCTTCTTTTCAATCCGCTGAAGTTGCATTACACTTTGAGATTTTTGAATTTATCTGTGCTACGACCACGATCGAACACAGGCTTTGATTCTGCTTCCTTCATCACTGCATCTTGCGCTTTTTGTTCAAGATCATAGAGTTTCATTTTACCGCGATCTACTCCAATAGTAAACCTTTTATGCAAATTCGGATCATTGTAACGATTCTTCAACTGCTTCACAAGCAACTGATTTAGGTTTTGCAGTTCTTCTGTGCTCACCAATGCAAACATAAAATCAGCAGTAGCAGGCAAACCAAAAGACTCTGAAGTATCTTCCAGACCAGGATCTGAGTTCGAAAAGCCCGAACGTGTCGTTTGAGTTGCGGAGACAATCGGCACGTTGTTTTCAACGGCGAGCCCACGAAGTTCTTCGGCGATCGCTTTGATGTAAGTGTAGGAATTGACATTCGCGCCAGCCTTGATTCTTGCGGATGCGCAAATATTTAGGTAGTCAATGAAAATAATATCTGGACGGAAGTTCTTCTTCAACGCAAGTTCATTGATCAATGCACGGAAGTGCGCTGGATTTGCCGAAGCGGTCGGATATTCTTTGATGATGAGTTTTCCCTTTACGCGCTCCTTCAGTTTGCCCATGCGCTTTTCATACATGTCTTTCGGCATGTTCATTAGATCATCAAGGGATACGTC